TCTGCGTAGTAGATTTAAGAGACCTGCTATGTCTCTTCCTACTTCTATCCCTACCCCTGCTCCTGCAGGACTAATAGCCACTCCACAAGTACAAGAACCAAACGAGGAAAGCTCTATGATTGATATGGACTCAATTAAAAGTTACCTAGGTAATCTTTTTTCTCCTTCTACTGGCGCTCCCCCTGCCATTGAAGAGCCTGTTACTAGAACAGGGGTTAGGGTTTCTCCTCATCCAGAACCAGAGCCAGACGGTGGACCAGCTTCTGAACCTTCTTTTGACGATGCTCTTATTCATACAATTAAGTACTACGAAGGAGAGCCTATACTGAAGGCAAGAAAGCCTGTAAAGGGTGATCCTTATACCATTGGGTACGGAAGAACCAGAGACCTTAAAGGAAAACCTATAACTAAAGATACTGAAATCACAGTAGAACAAGCAGATCAAATGCTCAGAGAAGACCTAGACACTCGCCTAAAAGAGATTAAAAAGGCCTATCCCAACTTTGACACCTACCCTCAAGACTTACAACTGCAACTGACCCAGTCTTACTACAGAGGTACTCTGACGCCAAAGGCAAGTCCAAAGACCAGAAGACTTATTAACAAAGGAAAGTTTCAGGAAGCTGCCAAAGAGTTTTTAAATAATGAAGAATATAAAAATGCTAAAAAACTTGGAAGACCGGGAATTATTGAAAGAATGGACGATGTAGCCCAAGCACTAAAGAGCATGGGAGATGACCCAGTTCAAGTGGCCAGCCGCTCCACAGGTGGAAGAATGGCCAGTAACCCTAACCCCTACCCACCGAAAGTTATTTAGTATGCCCCTGACCCCCGGTAAAAGTAAGAAGGCCATAACAGCTAATATTAAAAAGTTAAAAGGAGAAGGGTACTCACAGTCTCAGGCAGTGGCCATTGCCATGTCTACCTCTAAGCAATCTAAGAAAAGACCTTCTAAAAAAAAGCGTAGGATGAGCAGATCAAAGGTAGTATGATTAGCATATCATGGATATGTTTCAGGAGATTAAAGAAGCTTTTTCAGGACAACAAGAGAAACTAAAAATTTTGCTTGCAACTGGACAGGTAGAAGACTATAACCAATATAAGCAGTTGGTGGGAACTATCTCAGGAATTGAGTGGGCTTCCACAGAACTAAACCGTATTGTCAACAATAGAATGGAGAGAGAAGACAACTATGATTAATCCTCAACTAGGCGGGGCTATTACAAATGATGCGTGGATTACCAAGAATGATGTGCCGGACCCAGAGGTTCTTCCAGACCTTCCCGGTTATCATGTTCTTGTTAGACCTACCTCTATCAAAGAAAAAACAAAAGGAGGAATCCTTTTACCAGAGAGAGCCAGAGATGACATTGCCTATCTCACCACGGTTGGCAGAGTTCTTAAAGTAGGAACACTGGCCTACGAAGATAAAGATAAATTTCTTGCAGGTGCTTGGTGTAAAGAAGGTGACTACGTCTGCTACCAGAAACTATCTGGTACCAAGTTTGTCTACAAAGGTGTAAAGCTCCTTCTTCTCTTTGATGATCAGGTCCTGATGAGAATCTCTGATCCAGAAGATTTAGATACTACCCTTGTATTAGGAAACTAATCATGGTATTAATATTAAGACAAGAAGCGTAATCTTAGTTTCGCAACTATGGAGAAAGTGTAAATGAGCGAAGAACAAGAAGCAGAAGTTAAAGAAAACGTAGCAGAAGAACTAACGGACTGGAACGAAGTTGATCTTTCAGCTGCCCCAGAAAAAGAAACAGTGGAGTTTGAAGTTGAAGACGCTGCTCCAGAGGTGGAAGAAAAAGAAGCTGACCCTGCACCTGCCCCCGCTGTAGAGGCAAAAGAAACTCTACCTGAACTAGACGGTATTGAGACCAAGGGCGCAGAGAAAAGAATAAGACAGCTGGTAAAGCAGAAGAAAGAACGTGATCAGAAAATTGCACAGTTAGAAGCAGAGCGTCAGTCTCTGATACAAACTGTAACTAGCAGAGACAAGAACACTGTAGACCTGCAAAAGAATACCTTTGACTTAACAGAGCAGCAACTACAGAAGCAAACAGAACTGGCCAAACAATCTTATTTATCTGCCTATGACTCAGGCGATAAAGAAAAAATGTTAGAGGCTCAAGAGATTTTAAGCAAGTCTCAACTTGACCTGAATAATATTGAACAGAATAGAACGCAGCTGGCTCAGTACGAAAGAACTCTGGAAGAAAGAGAACAGAGGCAACAGTACGCACAAGAGCAGCAGCAGCAAGAACAGGCCCAAGCTCAGACCACTGACTATGATCCACAAGCAGTGGAGTGGAGCCAGAAGCCAGAGAACAATTGGTTTGGTTCTGATAATATTATGACTGTGGCGGCTCTTACAATAGACGCACAGCTTAAAGAAGAAGGTTATGATCCCTCCTCTCAAAGTTTTTATGCAGAGGTAGATTCTAGAATGAGGCAAGAGTTTCCGCACAAGTTTAACCAAGAAGTGCAACAGGAAGCCCCTGCACAAAGAAATACTCAACAGGTGGTGGCAGGACAGTCGCGCAGTTCTTCCTCCAACTCCTCTTCTAAAAAAGTTAAGCTTACCCAAGAAGACGTAAGATTAGCTCAGAAGTGGAACATCCCTCTTGAGAAGTATGCTGCTGAAAAAGCACGGGCAGACCGTGCAGCAGGAGAGTATGTACCCATCAGTGGGTGAGTCAGGTGCGCGTAACAAAAACAGAAGGAGCGTTTAAAGATGAGTAAAGCAAGTAGTAGAACAACACAGACAAGGGAAACTGAGGCAAAAGAATACACTTATCAAGAACCAAATTATCTTGATGTACCTACAGGTGTTGTAGACAGATTTACCAATGAAGACATGGTTCTCCGCTGGGTGCGTATCACCCTCAAAGGTGAAGATGACTATAAGAATGTAGGTAACAAGATGACGCAGGGATGGGTATTTGTAACTCCTGAAGAAGTTCCTGAGATGTTACACTCTGCCACTGTTTTAGATACCGGACGCTATACCAACTGCGTTGTACGGGGGGATGTCGCTCTAGCCAAGATGCCCCGTGGAAAGTCAGTTGCCAGAAATGATTATTACGAAGGAAAAGCTAACGACCTTATGGAGGCTGTAAACCAACAACTTATGTCGGCTTCAAACTCCAAAATGCCCATTTCAAACAGTAGCACTTCAACTGTAACCAAGGGTAGAATGCCACAATTTCAGGCTTAGACGCCTACTATTTATTCTACTCATCTTTAAAAAGGAGAGCGTAGTATGACAACTACAAAAGCCCTAAACGGTCTCACTCCTTCTCGTCGCTATACTGCTGGTGCCAACACCACGCAGACTCGTAACTATCGTATTGCATCTGGCGCTGCCGGGAACATCTTCACGGGTGATCTTGTCCATGTCAGAGGTGGTTATGTCTCTGTTGTCGGTAATGACTCCGGTGCCGCTGATCACCCAATTGGTGTGTTCATGGGTTGCTACTACGAGGAAGACGGTGAGCCAAAATTCCGCAAACACTGGCCCACGGGAACGTCGGCAAGCAATGCTTATGCAATTGTTTGTGATGATCCGCAAGCCACGTTTGAAATCCAATGTGACGCCAGCGCCTCTGTTGGTGATATCATGGAACTAAACTTTGAAGTTACCCGAGGTGCGGGTTCTACCTTTACTGGACGTTCAGGTTTTGGCCTAGACGTTGCTAGCCGTACCAGTGGCGTAGCTGCAATGTTCCGCATCGTTGACTTTCTCGATACCCCCGGTAACGATATTGACAACGCTTCAGAACGTGCCTTCCCGATTGCGGAAGTTCAACTTATCCACCACCAGTTGACACGTGTGTCTTCTGGCGCTTAACCTGAAAGGAGCTTAGACAATGGCTATTAATAGAGCTAGTATTGCCAAACAGCTTCTGCCGGGTCTTAATGCCGTCTTCGGTATTGAGTACGGAGAAGTTGCTGATGAATACAGTGTTCTTTATGAAGTAGAGAACTCTGACCGTGCATTTGAAGAAGAAGTCCTCTTCACTGGATTTGGCGAGGCACCTGTCAAGGGTGAAGGCGCTGCTGTCCAGTATGACAATGCACAAGAAAGTTACACCTCACGTTATACGGCTGAAACGATAGCTTTGGCCTTCTCAGTAACCGAGGAAGCTATGGAAGACAACCTGTATGACACGTTTGCCAAGCTACGTGCCAGAGGGCTTGCGCGTTCCATGGCAAGTACGAAGCAGACGAAAGCTGCTCAGACGTTCAACCAAGGTTTCAACACTGCCTACGGCGGTGGAGATGGACAACCAATGTTCAGCGCCAGCCACCCCACGGTGGGTGACGGTACTCAAAGTAACCTTATTGGTACCACGGGTACGGTTGATCTTTCTGAAGCTGCTTTAGAAACTGCTTTGGTGTCTATTCAGACGTTGAAAGATGATAGAGGTATCTTGATCGGTGCGGGCGCAGTTTCTCTGCACGTTGCCCCGAGCAACCAGTTCACGGCAGACCGTGTTCTGAACAGCCCCTATCAGTCAAACACGGCTGATAACAACATCAACTCCATTAATCATCAGGGTATGCTCCCTTCTGGTTACATGGTGAACAAGCGATTCAGTGATCCTGATGCGTTCTTTATCAAAACTGATGTTCCCAACGGAGCAAAGATGTTTATCAGAGCGCCGCTTGCCACCAAGATGGAGCCTGACTTTGACACGGGTAATCTCCGGTTCAAGGCCAGAGAACGCTACAGCTTTGGTTGGTCGGACTGGAGAGGTTACTTCGGTTCACAAGGAGCGTAGTTCTTACTACAGTGGAGGGAGCCTAAAAACTTCCTCCACTACTTTTTTACACACACACTTACATATTTGAATGGTACCCCAGAGGGGTGCTGGTCTAGGAAAGGACTGTTCACTATGCCTACACATTTTCCAAATGGAGTTTCTAACCAAGTAAAAGGTAACCCACTTTTTAATTACCCTTACATGGACCCCTTTAAGTACTACACGTACCACGATGACTTCTTTGAGTACCACTCTGGTATCTACACCATCACCACCACTGAAGCTGGTTCTGGTAATGCCTCAGAGGCAATCACCGCTGGTGCAGGTGGTCAACTTCTGATCACCAATGATGATGCAGATAATGATCTGGACTTCTTCCAGTTGAAGGGTGAGTCTTTCAAGTGGGATTCTAGCAAAAGAATGTTCTTTACGGCTAGGTTTAAAACTAATGACGCCACTCAGTCAGAGATTGTCATGGGTCTTCAGATCACTGATACAACCCCTCTGGACGTTACGGATGGTATTTACTTCTTAAAAATAGATGGCGATACTCAACCTGATCTTGTCATTGAGAAAAACAATGATTCTAGCCTAAGTGTTCTGGAGATGAATGCCATGGCAGACGATACGTTTGTCACGCTTTCTTTTGAGTATGATCCTCTGGACGTTGCCACTGGTGGCCCAGTGTTTCGCGGCTACCAAGATAACGTAAAGGTAGGAGAGATTGCAAGCACCACCAATGCTCCTGATGACGAAGACCTTACTATTTCTTTCGGTATTCAAAATGGTGAGGCAGCTGCTAAGACTCTGACCATTGATTACATTCTTGCAGCGGTGGAAAGATAACCCCTCTGCAGTTTGGAAAGATATAAAGTTTGATCTATAATAAGGGGAGGATCAGGAGAAGGTTCTCCCCTTTTTTACTCAGGAGAAAATGAATGACAACCACTTTAAGACTAGCCCAAGTAGCAGGTGGAGCAGGTGGTCCCGGTATATTGGTAGATGCAGTTACCAGTGTTACTGTATCTGATACTAGAATTAGAGCATACACTTATGCAACTAGCACTGTTCAAACAATAAGAATTGTAGAGATAGCGGCAAAAGGCTTCTTAATTGAACAACCTGTACTTACAGCTAATACAGGAAGTTCAATATATATAGGAGATGATGGGGTCAGAGCACACAAAGGAAATCGGATTATGGTATCTGCCGCTGCTGCTGCTAAAGTATATGTTTATTATGGGTAAATTAGGAGAACGTAGATGACAACTACTTTTAGAGTTGCTCAAGTTGCTGGAGGTGCTGGAGGTAACGGTATCTTTTTAGATATGACTGCCAGTGTTACTATATCTAATACTAGAATTAGATCATATGTATACGCTGTCACCGTTGCTTCAGAAATTGTAGTGGCTGATGAAAATGGTCCTGTGATAAAGCAACCTGTTCTGGCGGCTAACACAGGCGATGATGTGTACATAGGAGACGATGGGATAAGGTGTCTAGGTAATGTATCTGTTGCTGGTATGAGT